ATTGCCCGGATTGCTAAGACACAGTTCGACTATGACGAGTTGACTCAGTTTGAGCGCCAGTGGGCTAAGCGGTTCTTCCCGTTCTATACGTGGACGCGGAAGAACGTGCCGTACCAGTTGAATCAGTTGGCGCGTCATCCAGCCAAGTACAACCGGATTTTGGCGATCAAGCGCAACATGGAGTTGGGAACGAAAGAGGAAGACATCGTGCCGGACTACTTCTTGGAGCCGTTTGGTGTCAGGACCCCGTGGTCTGGTGCGGGGGGCGTGATTTACAGTGCCCCCGACATTCCGTTTCAGGATTTGGCACGGTATGACCCGCTCCGCAAGGGGCCGAAGCAGGCTGGGCAGAATGTGCTATCTATGTTGACGCCGATTCTCAAGGCGCCCCTTGAGGCTGCTTTCGGCAAGCAGATTTACAGTGGGGTACCGTTTACTGGCCGTTACCAGTTGGCTCCTGCTGCGATCACGGGGATTCCGGGGTTGAGTCAGATCATGGAGCAGTCCGGGTTCATCAAGCGGGCGTCGAACGGGGATTTGAAGATGCGGGACCATCACATTTACGCGTTCACCAACATGCTTCCCACGTTGGGGATGTTGCGGCGGTTGTTCCCGAACGAGCCGAAGTATCAGCGCAGCCTGATGCGGAATCTGATTAGCACATTGGGGGGAGTGTCGGTTTCGTTCAACACGGACGAGGCCAAGCACAACTGGTTGACGAACCTGCGGTATGAGCGTCAGGAGGAGCGTCAGGCGTGGAAAGACATGATCAGTCAGACGCGGTGACGGGACAAAGTGGCCTTTAGGTATGTTCTACATTAGTCGCCATCAGTGGGATGCGCAGCCGCCGCCCGGCGGCAAGTTCGATCCGTTGAGCAAGCACCGCGTGGAGGGTGTCATCATTCACCATTCCGGGGTGGAGGATGCTCCGCGTGGTGTGCATGCTGTGTTGGCGTTTGAACGCCATCACCTGTCGAAGGGGTGGGATGGGATTGCGTACAACTGGTTGGTGGATGAGACTGGCACGATCTTTGAGGGCCGTGGTTGGGATGCCCGTGGGGGTGCTACGAAGAATTGGAACAGCAAGTCCATTTCGATCTGTTACACGGGGTGGGGGTTCAAGGAGCCGAGTCCCAACGTGTTGGAGTCGATTTCCACGTTGTTGGTGGAGGCGGAGTCTCATTTCGGGAAGCCGTTGTGGGTGTCCACGCATCGACGTAAGGGTAGCACGGATTGTCCGGGTGACTGGTTGGGCAACTGGGTTGAGGGCGGCATGGTTCCGGCGAAGAAGCCGTCTGATGCGGGCTGGGTTGCGATCATCCAGTATTTCAAGGATCTGCGGGTGCAGGTTGAGGCGAAGCCGATCAAGCGGCGGGCACGGGGTTTACCAGTGAGGCTCATTCAGGGCCGTTTGAATGATCTGGGGTTTGATGCCGGGGTGGTGGACGGCATATTTGGGCGGCGTACGGCAGCAGCGGTGCGTGGCTTTCAGGAATCGTTGGGATTTCTGAAGACGAGCGGGGCGGTGGACGGTGACACGTTCGGTGCCTTGTTCCAACTGTGAGGAAACATTATGCCAAAAGGTAAGGGATACGACGACGGTTCGATGCGCGACAAGGCGAAGAAAGACGCCGCCTATCTGCGTGGCACCAATCTGGGGAACGCCGCTCATGGCGGTCGCCCATTCGGAAAGTAGGTTATGATGCGTGACGGTAAGAAGCCAAGGATGGTTCGGGCTGGGCGGGTGCTGGTGGACAGCGCCAAGCGCGGCAAGACATTTCGCCCCCCGGCGGGGCAATCAAAGTCGGCTGCCAAGTCTGCTCTGTGGACACGGTAGCCATGGATAGGAAACGGCCACGGCCAAGGTATTGACAGTGAGGAAGAGCAAATGAACAACATGTTGGAGCGGGCTGCGTGGACTTTCGTTCAGGCATTTCTGGCTGTGTTTGTGGTATCGGATCTGGCTTCTGTGAAGTCGGCGGCTGTGGCGGGGCTTGCTGCCGCACTGTCAATCGTGAAGACGTTCGCGCAGGACAAGGTTAGCGCATAGTCGTGGCCACGTCGGACGTGGAGTGGGCATCATTCTGCGAGGAGCATGCGTATGTGGAGGAAGAGGTTTACGCTGCCCTTCAGGAAACTGCCCATTTGTTCGACCTGAACGACGGGATGCACGCCAAGTGGTCATCGGATGGGCTGCTGGGGTTGCTGCTGGTGTTCGACCCTGAGGAGGCCGAGCAGTTGTTGGCGGCGTTCTACGCTGGGATGGACGGGGTTACCAACGCGCAGGAGGCGTTTGCCGTGTGGGTTGGTTCGTTGATGGGGATGCTGCGTTCCTGCATGCAGGGGTTAGAGCCGTAGCCTGTCGTTGAGCCAGTCCCGTACGAGTTCGTGCTGTGCCAGTTCTGCTATGAGTTTGTGGCGGATCTTGTCGCGTCTGCGGGCAAGTGACGTTTTGGGGATGCCTATGACGGCCCCGGTTTTGCGAAGGGAGAGGCGTTCGATGAACAGGCGTTCAAAGATCCATTTGTCCTCGTCGCTGAGTTCATCCAGAACGATGCCAAGGAGTTCTTTCAGGGGTGCCGTTTTTTCTAGGGGTACGAGGTCGGCGTTTTGATGCGGGGCGAGTTGCATCAACGCTTCTACTTCTGTTACGGGGCGCGGCCGATGAACGGATTGGTTACCCCCTTGAAGATCCCAGCGGGATGGGTCGGTTGGATATTCACGCCTCCGCACCGTCATCTACGAGTATAGCAGATAACGGCAGCGGGGGTAGGGATGCTAGGTCTTCCTTGTTGAAGTGCAGGTCGCTGATTTTCACGTTGTAGCAGTCAATGGTGGGTGCCCATCCGTTGTCCCCATCTACCACTCCGGCGTTCAGCAGTCGGGACTGTGACAAGAATGTTTGCTTTGCCATTGCCCCAAGGTACCACGCTATGGTGCAGTCCTTGTGGACGCGGACGAAGGCGTAGTAGTCACAGTTCTGGTTGGTGCCGATGGCTGCAACTGAACACTCGTAGTAGGGGCGTGGTTCGCTGGTTACACACTTGCTCTTTACGTCCACGGTGGCACCGTCGGGCATCACCACATCCCAGTCGTACGTGTTGACCTGTTCGCCGCCGGTGATCTTGGCGAAGACCATTTCACCGAGGAACCCGTAGACGTTGCCTTCGCCTTGTCGAATGGAGTTGTTCAACTGGCCCATTTCGTCGGCTTGCCATTGAGCGGCTTCCCGCATACTGCGGGGGATTATGAACTCGTACATTAGTCAACCTTGTCTACTTTGACGGCCCTGATGCGGACGACCTGTCTGTCGTCCTCCCACGCTACACCATTGAGTGCATCCAAGGTGAGTTTCACGTAGTTGTCCAAGTCTCCTCGCAGCGTTGTGGCGTCGTGCGGGGATGTGTTTACAAGCAGCACGGTTGCTTCGGGGGAGTAGGCGATTGTGACCTCAACGGGGCCACTGATTTTTTCTCCCACTTGGTCTTTCCACGCTTGCGCAATGTGGTCTTCTTCCTGCAACGTGGACTTGGGGGTGAAGACCTTGCCTCCCTTGGTGTGGCGGGGGCGGGCCTTTACTTTTGGTCGGCGTTCTATGATTACGGTGTAAGCATCCATCAGGTTAGTGCAATCTTGTAGGCTCTATGTACGGTATCTTGTAGGCGTTGGTCGCCGTCTTCCCGGTTGCTGTACTTTCCTCCCCATTCTATGTCGGCTGCCCGGAGTTCTTTGAGGGTGTCTTCTTGGGTGTGTCCTTGGCGTGCCATTATGCAGGCGAGTGCCCATAAGGCTCTGGATCGGTCCCCTTTGGGTTTTTCGGGGGTGGGTATCGGTCCCCGCTCTCGTACGGTGGCTGCTGAGCCTCTCAGAGGCCCTGTGTAGGGGGTACTCCCTGTCGGGGGGGCTGGGAGAGGCTCAGGGGGCCTCCAGAGGGCGCTGACGGCCTTCCACTCATCTGTTGTCGTGCGTGTTTCGACGGCTTCCTGTACAAAGGAGTGGACGGAGACTTGGCTGTAGACCGCATCCGGGTTTACTACTTCGTTGTAACCACCGGGGTTACGCAGGTGTCCATAGGGGAGCCGAACGCCATTCCCCCATCCACGCCCACTCAGTTTAACTTGTTTAGGATTTACTTCGAGGGTGGGAGCATCAACAAGGGAACACACTCCGATAAGTCCGCGCCTCACATCCACCGCAGACACAGCCTTGTCGAAGAACACCCACAGGTGGAACCCCTTGGACCGTGACCGCTCCACCCACGAAGCCACGCCCAGTTGATGCAGCGCCGCCTGCACGTTCCGCGCATGCACAAGGGCCTCCTCATGCCCCTCGTCCCAGTCCACGCAACCCCAGTACACCAAGAAGTCCCCATCGACGTGGAACAGGGGATACACGCCTATGGAGGGTCCCCGGTGAAGGTGGTCGTCTACGAGAACGACGAACTCCTTGTCGTCGGCGGGGAGAAACGTGCCATCGTCGGCACGCCACGGTCGGAACCCGCCGTGGTCATCGTCATCAATCGCCACCTTGCCCCCACGAAACAGGATGGCAAAGTCGCGTGATGTCTCGTCAATCCCGTCGCCTCCGAATGTTTCCACAACCGGGGCACCGTTCCCACTCCCATTTGTCTGCGGTGTCGAACTGCTTATAGTTGTGCTTTCGTATGACATACCTTTCATTCCTTTTGTCGAACTTCCAGCATGGCCTATCCGCCACTGGGAATCAACTCTTCCCAGTATGGATGAATGTGTCCGTTCAGGGGATCAAGATAGTACGTGTGATCACCCAGCCGTGCCGTCCGCTTGTTCTTGCACACATTCAGGTTGACACTGTTCTCATGGTAGCGCACCTCCCAATCTGACAGACCGTGCCGGTCCTTCTTGCGGTACACCTCTATCACGAAGATCGCCTCCTGTTCACCACCGTACCGGCCAGCGTAGATCCCCGCAGAATACCCCGGCGTGGATGCCCCGCGTCCCGCCTGATGCACCAGCCCGATGGGTACACGCTGCGTCTTGGCCCAACGCTTCACAGCCTGAGCCTTGGAGGTCACACCAGTTGCATCGGACTCCCCTCCCGGCATCAACTCCAAGTAGTCGATCATCACGAACGACGGGTCGCACCCCCACCACTCCCGTGTCTCATCCATGGTGGCTGTCATGCTGTCCAAGTCCATCGACTCGTCCACGATAGCGACACGCGACAGTTCAGCCGTGGCTGCCTCATGCAACGCAGCAATAGTCTCCGTGTCGTTTACCTTGATGGCCTCTTCCACCTCCGGCGACGACCGCCCCTGTAGGAGGCAGAACAGTTTCATCGCCACCAGTTCACGCGGTTCATCCATGGAGAAGATGACCACATGCGCTCCGGGGTCGTTCACCAGATTGGTGACGATCCCATTCAACAGCATCTGGGACTTGCCCGTGTGGGACCGGCCCACCACCATCAACACCTCACCCTTCCCGATACCACGGGTGGCAAGGTCGATTTCAGGGAACCCCAGATACCATCGCTCTGCCGGGTTGCGAATGAACCCGATCAGGTTGTCCACCACTGCCGTGGACAGTGACCAACGGTTTGGTTGCGAGGAGGAGGCTGCCGCCCCGCCGTCACCCTGTTGGGCAGCGGCGAGGCGACGCGCTATCTCATCCTCAGATATGAGGGTTGCCATTGTCAGGCTCGGATCTGCGCTCCGATAGCAGCCAGATCGGCAGCCGTCTTACCGGTGAACGGACAGACGAACCATCCGGGCACCAGCACTGCGCCGTCCTGCTTGGTGAGCCACAGGCCCTTGCCATCAGACCGGCGCTTGTAATCCGGTCCCTTCTTGTTGAAGTTGGCAGCCGGGTCCAGTTTCTTGGACCAGTTCGGGTCCCACCAGTCGGTCCTGTTCTCCATCAGGTGACGCCAGACCTCCTCAAGG